CATTGCTTCAATCAACTTATCTGCTTTCTGCAATTCATCAGATGACAAGTTTCTTGATTCTTGTTTTGCGACATTGTAAACATCGTTTAATTGATTAAACAGTCGCCCTTTTTCAGTTTTTAACTCTCTTAAAGTTTTCATACCTCTGTTTGATTTATAAAAATTAGGCGTGATAATTCAATGCCGCCTCTATTAATTTCATATCTATTTCTGCAGCGTTGTACTGCTCTTTTTCTTCACTACGTTGTAGTTCTTCTTGCTTTAACTGTTCAAGTTTTCTGACAGCAACAGACGCTTCAGGATAAGCAGGAAAAGTCACAGGACTTACATCGTACAGTCTTTTCACTTTCTTGATTTTACGAAACGCAATACCTTCTTTGCTTGACCATTCATCGTCATCAACTGTAAAGCCGAAAGAACTTTGTGAAATATCACCACGCTTAATCATTTCAAGCAAGTCGTTACCCATTGAAGTGTTCGGTGCTTCAAATTCATATTTCAAGCCTCTTTCGTCTTCGTACAGTTTTAATGTGCCTGACGCTGTTCTTGCAAGAATGAAATTATTGTCGTGATTGAACAATGCACGAACATCAGAAGTCTGTATTGCTTCTTTGAACGCACCTCGTTCTATTTGTTCAATGAATCCGCCTAAGTCTTCACTGTCAGAATCAAACACTGCAGCATAACCTGTCACCATTCTTGACTCTGTTTCTTGTGCTGCTTCAATCGTTGCTGCACGTTTTTCGATATTCTTATTCATATCACTTTTATTTTCTTGTATTTCTGCTGCTTTTCGTGCTGCCCATTTCACCATCGAGTCACCACCCCATGCACTAAACATAATAGAACCACATATTTCTTTACCGTTTTCGTCTGTGAACTTTGTTTGGTCGTACACTTTTGCACGACTCAAAAAAGAGTGAATGTCCTTGACATCTTGTTCACTCAATGCTTCACGATTTGCTAACTGCCTTGCACGATTCCAACCAACTGAAGTACCACAAGAAGAACCATTTTCTTCTTTATGCTTCAACGCTCTTTTCGCTTCGTCACTTGCTGCTTGTGGGTAATCAGTCATTGTTTATTGTGTTTTGCTGTCCGACAATATCCATATTCAAAGGTCTGTAATAAGCATCGCCACCAGTGTAAGTTGGTAAGCCTTCAGACTTTCTAATTTCATTCGGACTAATTGCAGCAATCATAAACAACCGATTATAATAGTCTGCACGACCTGCCATGTCCGCACGCATCAAAGCAGTCATATCAAAACGTATTTCTAAATTGTCTGCACCTGGTAACAACTTGCGATTCAGTTCTGCTTCAATTCGTTCAATGTAAGTCGTCAAAGTGTGCTGAACATACGTTGCATTCATCACTTCGATGTTGTTGTGTGTTGCTTTCTCCATTGCATACAGCAAATGTAAAGGCACACCATATATCCGTGCAATTTCTTCAACTTGAAACTGTCTTGCTTCTAACAATTGGCTTTCTTGTGGCTTACTTCCAACAGGTTTGTAATCTATACCTAAATCAAGAACTGCTGTGCCGTTCGAGTTTTTGCCACCATACTTTCTTTGCCACGCTGCAGATAAGTCAATCTTTTGCTGTGCTGTCAAATTCTTATCTGTCTTCAACACACCTGCGATTGTACCGCCATTGCCAAAGTAAGTTGCCGCAAAGTTGTTTGCTGCAATACTTATACCTAAGTTTTCTGCATGAACTTGCAAAGGACTTTTACCCCAAACAGGATTGTCACCAAAGCCTACAAAATGAATAACATCATCAGCAAAGATGAAACTGTCATACCCTTTGATTTCATACACTAAATATCCATCAATGATTTTTGCCTTGATTTGTCCTGTTGGTAAGTCTAAACCTATAACGTTGCCAGATTGGTCAGTGCGTATAACTGCAATGCCGTTGCCGTTTGATGCAAGGTTCTTCACCATGCGTTCCATGAAAGTGAAACCTGTATAAAATTGCGAAGGCGACTTCAATAGTTTGCTTATAGGATGAGCTGGCAGTGCTTTACGACCTTCTTCTGTTATTTCATACACTGAACATGGCAGAGACGCTACACTGCCTGCAATTAGATTTTCGCAACGCCATGCAGCAGATACCGACAAAGCAGTATCTTTTGTGACGTGTACCTTTGTCGCATTCGTATTTCCACCGTTCAGCCATTCAACAAGATTGGTTGACGGATTTTCAAGCGAAGAACGTCTTGAAAAAGCGGATTGTATGCGTTGTATTATGCCCATGCAACAAAATTAAAGAAATTAGTGTGTAAAAAACAAACATTTTTATTATGTACGCTTTTCGACTCTGATTTGTTTCATTAACCAAGATTGAATTCATAATCTTTTGGCAAACTACCATCATCTTCGTTCTTAGACTCTACAATCAACCATGCACCGATTGCGTTTATTAAAGCAGCAACACCATCAATCTTTTCACGACTTCTTCTTTTACTTATCTTGATTTGGTCTTCTGCGTTCCGTTCTATCTGTACATTTTGCAACATCCAATTGAATACAGGATGATTGAAATGTTTTATGTCACCTTTTAAAGCAAGACGTTCAAATTCTTTTGTCGGTGCAGCCATTGACCGAAAGCCTTGACCGAAAGGTATCATCGGTGCACCTGCTTCTGTCAGGTTATTTACAAGCTGCGAACTATTCCATCTGTCATAGTGAATAACTTGTATGTCGTACTTTTCAAGCATATCACAAATGAATCGAAATAGATAGTCATAATCTGTCACGTCGCCTGGTGTTGTTAGAATGTAGCCTTGTTCTATCCATTCTAAATACTTCACACCGTCAAGTCTTGCACGAGTCTTTGCAGTTTCTTCTGGAATAAAGAAGAAAGGCAGCATTGCAAAACCGTCTTCTAGCTTAAACCACAACACAAACGCTGTGATATCTATCGTACTTGCTAAGTCAAGCCCTGCATAGCATTCACGACCTGCTAAATCTTTCTGTTTGATTTTAATTTCGTTGCCGCTTCTTTGCCATATATGGTTTTCAATGAATTCTTCTGTCGTGTTTGTCCATATATTCAAGTTCTTGACTTTAAAAGCCATTTTCTTTGTGATTCCTTCGGTCTTTGCGTTTTGGTATTGTGTTTTTAGGTACTGTGTTTTCGGACTTATTCCAAGACCAGGATTCGCTTTAATCCATACTGTTTCGTCTTCCCAGTCGTCATCTGCGTCTAAATCGTATATTGCTATGAACAAGTAATCGTTCTGCTTTTCGTTCTTCAGTACATCTTTGCACGTGTCTTCAAAAGTCTTACAAGCTGATGCTAAATTGTACCCTGCTGTTGTAATGATAATCAGTAAAGGTTCATCAAATGCACCCATACCTGTTTCAAGAATGTTCACCATACTGTCGTCAGGATGTGCATGATATTCATCAATGATACCCCAATAAACCAAGTGACCGTCTTCTGTTTTACTGTCACGACCAAGAGGCTGCGAAAACATATTGTACTTGCTGTCAATGATACGTCTTGCATTTGTTGTGATACGTTTCTTGACGTACTTATCGAAAGAAGCAAGTTTTGTAATCATTCTTTTCTGTCGTTCCCATCCGATTTTTGCTTGGTCACGTTTTGTAGCAGCCCAGAATATTTCACCTGTTTCCTTCGGAAATATCAGAAATTCTAAGTTTGCCAAGGCAGCAAGAAACTCTGTTTTGCCGTTCTTTCTTGCGACCTTGACATATGCTTTTTTGAATCGCCTTACCTTTGTCTTTTTAATTCTCCAACCGTGCAGCATCGCAACAATAAACGCTTGCCATTCTTGAAGCGGAAAACCTTGATATTCACGAGCAGAAGTCAAAGGCATTATCTGTATAATCTTAATTGCAGTGTCTGCTATCTTTTCGTCAAAGTAGAATTGAAAGTTTCTTTTCTTGCTCTGTTTCAAATCATCTAAATGACGCTGTACTGCTTGACGGATATTTTCGCCAGCAACGATTTCACCAGTTTGAACTTTCTGTATGTACGAGTCATAAAGCGTCATCTACATAAATATTATAAACAGAAGAAGTAAAACATATACAATCCATTCTTCGGTGTTAATTTCTTTCATTGCGTTTCAGTTTTTCAAATTCAGAAATAGGTAATGTTGTTCTGATGCCACGATGTTCGACAGTGACATAATTCCTGTGCGTCTTGATAACTTTGTAATCGTACTTATCTACACGCTTTCTTTCTCTATTCTTAGGCATAGTCTTATATTTTACCCATTAATAAAGCATTGATATATCCACCTGCCGATTTAATCAACATCGTCTTAGAAGCAGATTCACGATTGTAATTCATCTGAGCATTTTCTGCTCTGCTTATACATAGCAAATTGTCAATATCGCAATTTAGCGAGTCACCATCTTTAAACCTAATGACGTGGCTTTTTGGCACTTCTTTGCCAGTATGCATTCTGTAATTGTAGTGCGACAATCTTTCAATACCTCTTTCGGTCTTGATGAACTTACATTTGTAACCTTTTTCCTCTCTTTCCCAGACATCACCGATAGGTCTTTTATTCCACGTCTTGTGTCCTTTTTTCCATTGCGTAGAACTTGTACCATTGACACCTTTCAAGCCTAAATTCCATGGCACATTACCTTTCTTAAACCTGCCGTGATTGTTAAATACTTTGCGTTCTGAACGTATCCCTAATGCTTTTGCTTTGACTCTGACTGCGTCTTCTGTACGATACAACGCTTTGCCAACTTCACGTGCAGTTGTCGTAGGATAGTGTTCTTTTAAGTAGTTGATTTCTCTTTCTGTCCATCGGTAGCATTTTCTTTTTTTCATAATCATTTATTTTCATTCTCAATTAATGTCAATGTATTGCCTTTAAATTCAGCAACCTTATCTTTTACCATCTGCTTGATAGCCCTTTGCTGATTGATATTCAGCCTGTCACCGTACAACGAATTGAATGTTGAATAATAGTACTGTCCGCACTTAGTGTACTTCACACCAGCTTTCATGCGTCTTATAATCGTAGCTTTTATTCTATTCGTTGTAGCCATTAACCCAATGCTTTTAAAGCCTCTTCAATCGGACTTTCACTGTCGCTTTCAATCTTTTCAAACGAAGCCATTAAGTCACGTGCTTTAATGCTTAGACCTAACAAGTTACTGTACTTTTGAACTTTGTCGTCACACTTCATCAGTGCAGTGGCTGCACCTGCTATTGCGTTCGTTCCGTTTGCGTATTCATTTATCATTGCGTAGTTCTTTTCTTGCAACGAAATAAACATATCGAACCAAAAAGCATATTGTGTTGCAGCATCAACATCAAGCGAAGTCAGAACTTCTTCGTCAATTAGTGCTTGACACGTTTTGTCAAAGATAACTTCTGCACGTTTATTCAGCTTAAAAGACGGTTCAGGCACATAAGATAAGACAGAAGTCTTTTGCTGTTTTATCCTGTCCTTTCGTGCAGTGCCTTGTGCAACTTTCAATTCTGTTGTTTTCCTTCTTGCCATGTCTATATAATTTCTGGAATCAACAACGCAGCATCAATCGTTTCACTGTTCACGATATTCATGCTTGGAAATATCTGCATTGCTTTTTCTCTGTTTATTTTCGTTAAGAATTTATT